AGATACGCATTGTATGCATAGCTAACAGAGTGAGATTTGTTGAAAGAATATCTTTGAGACTTTTCAATCCAAGAGAAGATCTCCTCTGCTTCCTCTCTGGTCACAATACCTTTAGCCTCAGACTTTTCTATAAAAGACTTCTTAACTTCAGCCATAACGCTAGCCTTCTTTTTACCAATTGCTTTGCGAAGGATGTCCGCTTCCTGCAAGTCAAATCCGGCAATCTGCTGGGCGATAAGAATGGCCTGCTCTTGAAATACAAGGATACCATAAGTGTTTTTGAGAATCGGTTCTAAAGCCTCATGAAAGTACTCTACCGCGTCTACCTTGTGCTTTCGGTCAATATAGTGCATAGTGAGAGTCTTTCCCTTCACTACAGCTTCAAGACATCCGGGACGCATAATGGCAATCAGGTCTGAAAGCTCTTCTATATTCTTTGGTTTTGCTTGCTTTGCCAAAGATCTCCCAAGCTGGGACTCAAGCTGAAAAACACCTTTTGTGTTCCCATCGCAGATCAAATCCCAAGTCTTTGGACATTCCATATTCATTTTTGTTATGTCAGTGCTGAAGACAATTCTGCCTTCTTCATCTTGATCAAACTGACATCCACAGTCTAGAGTTATCATTTGCTAAATGCGCCTTTAAATTTACTTATACTTGCTTGTTTCCTATGGAACTTCAAGAACTTGACCATAATCTTTGCCTCATCAATAGTGTCTGACAACGCCTCATGAGCCTGAGCACTCGCCTTTAGACCGAAGAAGTCTCTGAAAGTATCCAGTTTCATACTATTAGGCTCATCTAAGTTCTCAAACCAAGTAAAGAGGATATCCATCATATCAATCTTTGTGACCGTAGACAATGGCATTTTAGTTTTATACTTTTCTGACAGTCTTTTTAGTATAGGCATATCGAAGCCAATAATGTTATAACCAGCAGGGATTGGCTCAGTGTACCACTGTCCCGGTCTCTTGTCTACCTCATATTTTGCACAGTAAGACATGAAATTTTTCCAAGCCACCTTTTCAGTTTGACCATCCTTCCAGTCTTTGATAATATCTTCTGAGTCAACGCCTCTAGTCTTGGCGTGCCAAGCAATCGTGTCTTGACGTGCTTTTGTAAAATATTCGTCTTTGTCAATGCCGTCTGGCTTGATAGTAACCCTAAAAGCCTGAGCTTCTTTGATCTCTAGTGTTCTGGGATCAACAGGAACAGCTGCTAGCTCAACAGGGTTGCAGCTATAAGGGTCAGTCCCATCAGTCTCTAAATCAAATACTATAATCCATCTTTTATTTATCATCTTCTTCTTCCCATTCTATTTTGGCGCCACAGTCAGAGCATCGATCTTGATACTCGTCCACAACTTTGCCACAAACTTCACAGTATTTCCACACTACCATATTATACTTGCACCTTATAAGTATTCCTTATAATTTCTGGCATTTCCATAATCTTGTCTAGCATTTTAATACCTAAGACATCAAGTTTAAGCAGGCCTGCGTCTTCACAGGAAGGCCCTTCAAAGCCAGCAAGTTGACCCTTGCCTTCTTTGTCGATAACCATTGGGCAAACGTCATAGATGGGCTGTGGGGATACAACAACACCCGCAGCGTGTTTGGACTGAATGATCTTTGTGTCTTCAAGCCGGATGGCTTGCTCAAATATCTTGGCAAATTTACCCTGAAGATTTCCGTTGTCATCGACATAGCACCATTCTTTTAGCTTGTCCTGTCTATTCTCAAGAGCCCATGTGATAACAGATGCAGTTCCTAGCTCATCCTTCATATCTTGAAGCTCGTCAGAAATCTTTGCTTCATCTAAGATATGCGATGTGATAGCATTCTGCTCACTGAAACCAATGTTTCCTCTTGCTGCCATTACTCTCTTTAGAGCCGCCCTACCTTTAAGCGTTTGAAAGGTTACGATCTGAGCAACATTGTCCTCTCCATACTTTTGTTTAATGTAATCTATAATGTCGTTTCTGGACTGTTTAGGAACATCAATATCAATATCAGGCATTGATACTCTTCCTCCTGCATTACGACCAGCGTTATAAAATCTCTCAAAGATTAAGTCATGCGACATAGGGTTTATCTTCGTAATATCCATAAGGTAAGAAACCATACATCCAGCAGCACTCCCTCTTCCGGGTCCTGTAAGGTAGCCACGAGACTCAGCGTATTGAAGAATATCCCTAACAATAAGGAAGTAACTTGAAAGGTTCGTCTCGGTGAATATTTTAATTTCTTTGTTTACTCTGTCACCATACTCACTGAACAACGAACCCTTCTCAACATAGCTCATTTTGTTAGACCAGCCTTCTCTGCAAAGCTCTCTAAGATAGTCGTTCGGAGACATTCCGTTTGGACAATCAAAAACTGGCGGATTTGGCGGTCCAAGTATATCATACTGGGTACACATGTTCGCTATGTCCACAGTGTGCTGTAGCTCCTCCTCTGTATGGAACTCTCTCATATCCTCGTAGCTAGGGATATGGTAATTATTGGAGTTGAAGAATGTCCCTAGAGATTTAGACTTACCTTGTTTAAGCTCTGATTGTACTTGACCTATGCTCTTACGCATTGATGTACATAAAAGAACTCTCTGATCATGAGCATCTTCACGACGACAGTAGTGTGCATCGGGAGTTGCTACACAAGGAATCTTTGTAAGTCTTGCAATTTCTCTTAATTTTTCAGCAACCTCTTTTGCTTTCTTGTTTATTAGAGAATCTATCAACTGTATTTCTATATAGAAATTACCTTTGCCAAATGCTTCTTGTAGTCTCTCAGCTTCCCTGATTCCATCACTTTGCCAGTTCGGGTTATCTACAACTGCATTTGCTAGCCGCGATCCTAAGTGACCACTAAATGAAACTAGAGAGCCCTCTGCCTTTGAAGCGAGCTGCATGAAGTAGTCGGTTCCCACTCTAGGCTTATGATAAAAATGCTCTACCTTATTAGATATTGATACCATCGAAAGTAGGTTCTTCCAGCCCTGTAAATCTTTTGCTAACACTACTTGATGGGCAAGTTTAGAGTTCTCTGGCTCTTTTACTGTAGCATCTCGATTACTGATATAGAATTCGCATCCAAGGATAGGTTTAAATCCTTTAGATATCGTTTTATGAAAGTCAATAGCGCCACTAACTGTTCCATGATCGGTTAGGGCGCACGCATCTACTTCAATTTCTTCTAGTCTTTTTGCTATATGTTTTGTTTGTGACAGTCCATCTAAAAGTGAATATTCGCTATGGACATGCAACGGTACGTATTTCATTCTATTAATTCCCAAACGGAGTCATACAATTCTCTTATAGGTAAATTATACATGTTAACATGTGTCTTGAAGCTGTTGCTTTTGTCTATTTTTCCACTTTCCCAGAGAGAAGCCCTTTCCCAATACTCAAAAGACCCCATAAATCCGCACAGCCATATGTTTCTTAAACCATAGTATTTTTTAGGGTGACTCTTGGTAGCTCTTTCAAACTCTAGGCTTATAAAGGCATATAGGTCTGGCTTTTGATGACGGCTGGTTTCAGCTATAGACACATCATAATGAGGTTTTGGAGAAACGGTTCTTCTTTTGGTTTTTACCTCAAGCCTATTACCACATTCTAGCAAAAGATCATGGTTGTATTTATCAAGACCTCTATTGTTGCTGACAATCTGCGCTCCAACATAAGGTGCTAAAGCCTCTTCTCCTAAGTAGCCAGCTATATTGCCTCCTCCTCTTAGGATTGAGTTGTTTATTGAGCCTAAAGCCTGTGCTTTGTCCCTAGCTCTATCTATCATCTCTTGTGTGAAGTGTAGCTTTATCATTACATATCCTCTTATAAAAGCGACCATTTAGGTTACCGTACTGCCTTAGTTCAAGCTGGTCGCCCACTTGACTGTATGGGCCCGACAGTAGAAAGGCTGGTTCTTTATCTTTCCGTAGGGTTTTAACTAGAGTGAACCATACTCTGCTTTTTGGCCAACCCTAGAAAGCCTGCATTTGCTTTTTTTGCTATATTCCTAGCTGCATTAACGTGAGGTATCTCTTCAGACTCAAACTTCTCACATATAGGGTTTTCGCATATATAAGGATCTTGTCCTTTAGGCCTCTTATTCCTAGCCTCACAGTAGTAGCAGTCTCTTGTTGTGTAAGCGGCTTTAGTCAAGAAGTAAGGAATCCTTCTTTTTTCACATTCTTTGATAAGTATTGGATTTATGGCGCTCTGTCCGAAAGCATATCCTTTTGTCTGAACCCCATCTAAGCCAACTCCGTATTGATTGTTTTCCAGAAAGTCTAGGAAAGATTCTCCGTGAGGGTTGTCGGATAGAAGATTGTGCACAGCCTTATTATAAAGATTAATAATGCTAAATTTTTCTTCTCTTAGAATAGTCCTCTGTTTGTTTGAGATAGACTTCCTATCTTTATTACCTATCTTTTTATCAACTTCTTTCATCCTATCTTCCAACTCTTTTATATGGTTGGGCTTTCCTATAATTTCCTCAAATCCATCTGGAGAGTTCTCAGCTATCACTACCCAGTATGGATCAAACTTATTTATGTCCATACCTATCCATTTTTTAGGCTCATAAAAAGTCTTATCGCAATTAAACAAAACTGTATAGCAATGATTCTTACTATTAGCCTTGTTTTTTATAGTCAGATTGCCACCGAACGCTGCCTTATGTATCTGTTTATACATACTCTGTGGTAGAGAAAAGTCTTTTATTTCAATAATATTTCTATTTGCTAGGGTCATCTTTATGACACCATCTTTGTACTTCATAAGAGTCTTCTTGTGTCCAATAGTTCCATTTGTCACTTGAGGGGGAACCATTCGTCTTATATAATCAGCAATACTTTCCACTCTTTGTTTCTTGAATCTCCTGACAACAGCCTTCAGCTTGTTTATTGCGCTTGCAGAAATGTTATCTTTCCAAGTCGCATGAGACTCAAAACAACCGCACTCACGGAATACATAAGAAAAAAGATATTTTAGTTGACTGTCTTTGATCTTGGGAAAGGGGAGAAGCTCTCCGCTTCTTTCTTTGTGTGTGAATGGCTTATGAAATCCTCCTCCCGGACCGATATACCATTCAGAGTCTGACACATAAAGTTCTCCATGACTTGAAAAACCTATCACGTCGAACTCGCATCTTTGAAGCCAAGAGACAAGCTCTCTTAGAAACATATTTGTAGTCTTCACGAACATAGCTGTTTCTTCTCTTAAGGCCATGTCAAGCTTTTTGTTTGAAATAGGGAACAGTATCTTACGACCTCTTGTCATTTCTACCTTATACATTTACACTTCTCCCGGAGCCTTATACTTTCCTATAGCATGGTCTGGAGACATGCAATTTCCTGTGACCCACTCTATTCCATTCTCCTTAATCATATTCATTGTCTGTTCACATTTTGTTAAAGGAGCTCCAAAGATATTATACATAGGCTCAACATCAGTTCCTTCGTATGTAGTCTTACCAGCAGAGCATAGCTTGCTACATTTCCAACTTTTTATCTGCTGTGGTCTTGTTGTCTCTTTTATAACCTCGAACTTAGCTTTTATCATTTCCATAGTTTCTTGAATATCGCTATCTTGGAAGTGTAATGTGAACGGCCCTCCATCATTCATAAAATGAATGGTAATTAAAAAGGACTTGACATGAGGATACAACTTCTTGACAGCAAGATGATACATTCTAAGCTGAGGGTCATTTTGTAATTTAGCAGGCGTCTTTTCTTTTCCTGTAGCCCAATCAAGCCTTCGGCCAGTTTTCCAGTCTATCACTTCATATGTGTCATCCCCGACATCGGTTATGAGGTCAATGGTGCCTTTAAGTGAAAGGTTTCCTTCCAGCACTGAGCCGTCATCAAGAGTGTAGCTATACTTTGCCCAGTCTTCCTCTACTTCAAAATCAAAGTGTGGCTCTGCATCTACGACAAGTCTATTTTTGGGATCAAAAAATCCATCATCATCATCAAATATTTTCCAAACCCATTTCCTGCAATGCTTAAGGTCGAGAGGTTTCCAATCGTGATGTGTAGTCCTAGAGGTGTAATATTCATATACCTTATCTATAACCTCATCTAAATATTCTGGCTCATAGTTAGATGTTTCAATCTTTCCTATCTCGTTGTCTTCGAATATCTCGCGCCCTTCCTGTAGAGCCTTCTTGCACAAAGCGGCCAGCTCAAGCACCTTATGAACAATTGTACCCTTATCAGCCTTCTTCCCCGACTTTCCACGCCACCCTAAAGTGTACTCATGGTAATATTGCATGGGACACATTCTATGTGAATTGAACGAACTGCTTCTAAAGTACACAATAGGGATGCTCATTTTTTCTCCATTACAGGAAGGACATTGGGAAGGTGGACAATAGATTCTCTTATCATCTCTAACTGCTTTTCTATACTTACATTGTCATTATCAATGACCTTATCACACAAAGATAGGCATTCTTGTATTTCTGTTTCACTAGAGTGTCCATCAGAATTTTTATATGGGTCTCTTGTTAGTCCGATAACACAACCACCTGCTTGTTGTAGCGACAGTATTTCATTTTTAAACCTTACATCACATACCAATGCTACCTCTGGTTTGTCTCTTCTTATTTTTCTTAGTAGGCTTTTAATCCATACATCAGGATCAATTTTTCTGAATATGTCCGTACCAATATACTGAAGCACTTCCCTAGCTGTCATAGTGCCAGAAGCATTTATGATATTTGGCATGTTCTCCCATCTAATATCAGTTGGAGAGTTTTTGTCCTGATCGGTTCCATAGGCTTGACTTTCGGAAAGTCCTAACACGTCAACGCACATGTCTTTCAATGTGTCTGCTAAGCCATAGATTTTTATGTACCTACCAAGACTGTCATTAAATAACTTCGTAACATTCAAGTTTTTATCACTGAACTCGAACCACTCTTCACCTTCTTTTCCCTCTCCAAAAATATCAGTCACTTCAACTTTATTTTCTTGAGAAATCCTGACATTCTTTGAGACTCCTAACTCCGCTAGCTTCAGTGCAAGGATATAGTTGCAAGCAGTATTTTTACCACTCTGCTTCTTTCCTGCGAAGCCTAATATTTGTGTCATTATTTACTCTCCAGTATCGTTGGACTGCTCTTGCGGAGGGTAGTATCTCTGTAGGGTCTCTAGTCTATCTTCAGCATCTGCTAATGCTAATAGAGCTTCCTTAAGATTATTGTGGAGGTCTTCTGTCGAGTGATCTCCTATTCCCGCTGGGTGTTCTAAAAGTATGTCTAAAGATGTCCTTGCTTTAGATTGATCCGCCAAAGCAGATCTCCAAAGAAAGTCAATTGCATTTTTTTTATAACTCATTTAAATCTCCTTATATACATTCATAGTATTATCAATAAAAGGTTTTATATCAGATGTAACAGTATCTACATTTAAATCCGCAATATCCGCTGCATCAAAACTTGGAAAGTATAGCCTATACAGCCTTCCACACTGCTCCTCTATCTTCTTGGCCGCTTTCTGTCCAGCAGCGTCATTGTCCATCAAGCAAACCAACGAGAGAGCTCCAGACTCATCTAGTAGGTTCTTTTGGTCATTATTAAACGCTGTGCCAAATATTGCAACAACGTTATGTATTCCGGCCTCGGCTAATCTCCAAACGTTTCCGG